GTACCTTCTAAAGATTTGGACATTTCGGCTATACCACCTGCTCCTAACATTTTATTACCAGACATCATTTTCATTGTAGATAATGCCTTTGCTGCTCCACCACTATTCCAAAAATCATAGGCCATTTTTGCAAGGCCACCAAGTGCAGCTGCAGGGCCTGCGATTCTTAATAAATTACCACCCAAAGATGAAAGACCTTTTGCACCTTTGTTTAATGCACCTTTACCAAACATTTTTTCACCAACCGAATTATGAAATTTTTTAACTACACTTTTTGGTAGAAAGGTCTCTGCTAAATCAGTAACTTTACCCAGTCCCAATTTGTTAAACATTTTTTTACTTCTGGATGCAGCTGCTGAATCTTTTTCTTCTTTATTTCCACCACCACTAGGTTTTCTACCATTATCTTCTAATACCTGAATCAACCTATTTATTGAGGAAGCTAAATCATTTGATTCTCCTGGAACATAATTTGATATTCTTGAGTTTTTTACATTATTATTTTTTGGTCGTCTTTTGGCCATAGTGTTTATATTACTTTACATTATATAAATATCATTTTATCCGTTTTATCTCCTTATTGTTTTACTTGTTGGAGTGGATTTGTTAGGAGGTTTATTTACATTTTCTGCAATACCCCTCTCCGTTTCTTTTGATTCTATTAATTCATTCCAATAAAATTCTCTTAAACGCACGGGCATATAATACACATCATGCCAAGTAAATCCACCATTGGAGTTGTATATTAAACTAAATATCTTTTTGTGTAAGAATTGTGAATAATTAGTCGGCAGGGTAAAAAAAGTCTACCCCAATTGGTACTTTTAACGCCTCCTTTTCGCCGGTAAAAGGTGATACATATTCAAATGTAAAATCTACATCCGGAGTTATTTCATTTATATATTTTCTAAGTGCTTTAGAATCTGCTGCTTGTAATTGATTCATAACAAAATTACTGATATATCCCAAATCTCTATTACCATCCACCTCTATAATAATTCTTCTATATCTAGATGTAATTTCATTTGGTTGTTTTGATATTTTTTCACTTGCTTCTGTATCTTTTTGAATGGCCATTTCGTCAGCATGTGTTAACAATTTAAATTTAATTGCAACTTTTGTTTTTGGAAGTAAGAAATCATATTCATTATTTCTATTTAATATTGTTTCATCTACTTCTTTAATACTCAATTTAGAAATGTCAACTTTAACATTTACTGGTTCATTTTCAATAGGGTCGTTAATTACTACATCGTATTCAGGACCATATGCCAATACTCTACTTGCAACTAATATTGCGTTTTTATCACCAATTACTAAATCATCCATTTTAATATTATTATCTACAATTATAGATTCTAATAACTTATCCAAAACAATTCCTTTACGAATTAAATTTGTTGAAGTTAAAATATCTTCTTCTTTTGCAGTCAATAATTTAATAGTAATTTCACCAGATGCTAACGGATGTGTTTCGGGATATACCAATCCTTTACTTGCTAAACTAATAACCTCCGTTGGAAATGGGTATGATTTTTTTTGTGTTTGTTGTGTAGGTGTTGATAACCCTCTTGTAACTTGTTGTTCTATGTTTTGTTCCATAATAAAATATAACTTTGTGTTTAATAATATATATACACTTTTCAAAAAAATAAAAGGGATACTTTGTGGGTATCCCTTTCGTTTATTATTTTTAGTCTAAATTAGAATTCTAAGATAGCGTAATCGTAAGTTAAAGTTAATTCAATTGAAACTGGATCATTTGATGCCCAATCTAAATCACCGAAATTAGCTTGAGTGATAAATGCACCTTTTAAAGTCCATTGTTCTACCTTATCACCTACTGGGCCTAAGATATAGAATGTAATATCTTTTTTGTAGAATGCAGCGTATCCATCTCTACCTGTTAACGACTCATGTGATTGTCTAATCCACTCCATAACTTGTTGTGCTCCTGATGGAACGATTGGGTCATAAAGAGTGATTGTAACATCATCCCATGTAGATTTACCTTTAATCTTTCTTTTTACATTGATATGGTCTAATTCAACTACTTCCGATGTGAATGTAGGTCTATTCGCTGTTTTAACGATATAAGACTCTATACCATTGATTTCCATAATGAACCTATTACTTAACTTCGGTTCAAAGTTCTTATAGAAAATTTTATCAAACTCTAATATTTCTGGCATTTTACTTTATTTTTTAATTCTTTTATATAAATATCTATTTCTTAAATTATCCGTTAAATGCTGCACCAGTTGGTAAGATGTTGAAATCAATTTGAATGAATTCAGCGGTCTTAGTTGGTTGTAAGTAGATAGCACCTTTAAGGATGTTTCTATCAATTACATCTGGAGTATTATTTGAATCATCCATTACAACACGGAATGCGTACAAACCTTGTCTTTGTTGGATTGATTCTAAATAAGGGTTAGCAATATTTAAGAATCTATTTCTTGTCTCTGCAGTGTTTTGTTCAAATACTAAGTATCTTGAAGTAGATGCGATGTATTTTCTTACAGTTAATAATAATCTTCTAACATTAATTCTGTCTAATGCAGATGGTTTATCTTGTAAAGTTTTTTGACCGAATACTACGATACCTTGTCCTGGGAATTGTACGATTGGGTTTACTTTACCTTCATATAATTCATCTTTTTCAGATTGAGTTAATCTATTCAATACACTAACTGCTCCTATTAATCCACCTCTATTCAAACCTGCTGGTGCGAACCACTCAGCTGCTACTCTATCGTTTGATGCGAATACACCCGGAAGTAATACTGATGGTGGAACTGAAATTAATTTGTTTGTATTAACATCAATTGTCTTAACCCATGGGTAGTAAGTTGCGGTCATATTTGAATCTACTGCGTCGGATTGTGCAGTCGCTTGTGAAATTGAATCACCTGCTGCTGTTGTATCCATAATATAGAAACAATCATCTCTTTGTTCAACCATATCTAAAACTGAAGTTACAACTGAAGGATGTAATCTTCTAATAACACCCGGAGTTACTACCATATTGATATCAAATTCGTCAGCGTTAGATAATGCTGCGATATGTTTTGAATATGCTACTGAACCCGAAGTTAATGAAGTTGATAAATTTAAACCTTGTGAGTTTCCTGCTATGATATCTGCACCTTTATAAATTGGTGTTGCCGGGTTCATACCATCAAATCCGTTTTGGAATGCTACAACGAATTGTGCTGAAGTTGAACCTACTGATAATGAACCACCATTTGATGAATCTAATCCAAATACAGAGTTAGAACCTACACCTGCTCCTGTTGGAATTGGCTTTAAGTAGATTTCGTTATCAGTATTGTTATCTAAATCAATACCACCATATTGTGTTACTGATGCGGTTGCGAATGTTACTGAAGGGATTAATGTTCCAACTGCTGCTGATGCGGATACTGGTAAAGAGTATGCTGCGTGTCCGAATGGTACTGCTTGTACAGGAGCCGATTCGTTTAATGTGGCAACTCTAATATATTTTGAATTATTAACCCAATCACCTGCTTCACTAATTTTACCTTCAGAATTGATAGACAATTTTCTATCACCAATTACTCTACTAATATAGTTAGGAGAATTGGGGTCTAAATTTACATTTGACCAAGTTTCTAATACGTTCTTTTTCTTATTTGTATCAGCAAAATCTCTAACAACAACAGTGAATGTACCATAATCGGTACCATTTACACTACCAGCTGCTTTAATATTTGTGATACCTATTTTAATTTTTGTATTTGCTACATTACCTGCACCAATTGTTTCAAATTGGAACAAATCGTATCTATCACCAGAAATCGTTTGAGATTTGATTAATGGAGTTAATGCTTCTTGTGCATCAAAGTTAAATAATTGGTCACCTAATACATTTATACTTGCAGATGCATGAGAATCAAAGTTAATACCACTATTTTTGAAATATCCATGTACATATGCTGCTTTAGCACCGAATGGAGATGTTCCAAATACAGCTTCAACATCGTTTGAATGTACTAATTTTAAAGATGCTGATATATTTAATCCGCCACCTAAATAAAAATCACCATTTCCATCATTATCTGCTAAAGTTGCGGTTGAAAATCCTGCATTTGAACCAGTAGATGTATTGAATAAAATTGCTGCGGTTGAACCAGATACATCATATGTAATATTAAATGAGCCGGTTGCTTGATAATTTGTTGCCGTTACCGATTGAGATACATATACTGCAGTCGGTGCGACCGTCAATCCACTTCCCTTTTGAGTAAGTGTAATTGCTGTTACTTCACCGGCTGTAATTGTTACATATGCACTTGGTGCCGTTGTAAATGTACCACCTATAAATTGAATAGATGCAGTTCCAGCATTTGTTCCTGTTGATGAAGTATAACTTGTAAGAGTTGATGATGATACTAATGTATCAATTTGTCCTAAGTTAAGTGCACTAATCAATAAAGGAGCTGTTTCGGTATATCCACCAACACCTGCTACTCTACAAATTGTTGCAGTTCCTGCTTCTCTTAAATATGATTGTACTGCTAACGGAGTATAATATGTGTCATCTACTACTCCAAAAAGAGTTTCAAATTCAGCTTGTGAATTTACAATTGTTGGTACTAATGGGCCTTCTTTGAAAGGGCCGATGAATGCTGCACCTATTTCAGCCACACCTTGTTGTAAGAATGAAAGGTCGTTTTCTTTTGTAAATACGCCTGGTGATACTATCTTTTCTGCCATTTTATATGCTTTAATTTAAATTTATTAATTCTCAATATAAATATAAAATTTTCAATCAAAACAACAAAATCTTATTTGTATGTTGGAGAGAAATAATCGTATACTTGTCCTACTGATGCTGCTGATTGTAATGTGTTGTAGAATAATACTGGTCCGATTTGTCCGTTCCAGAATGTTGTTCTTGCACTATTACTACCAATTGTTAAAAAGTTTGTTGATGATGGTGCCGTAAATGCTGATGCGGTAAATGTTCCTACCGATGTTTTATCTACATAAACTGTTACAGTTCCTGATGGTTGGAATGTTGCTGAAATCATATACCAAACATTTGCTGATAATGAAGTCGTTAATTGTGCACTATTACCTAATGTACTACCATAGAATTTTACTCTATTTAAAGTAGAACTATCCGTTGACTCAATTGCTAAACCATAAAAACCTGCGTAGTCAAAAATATGTCTAGATGCAACTCCTAATGTTGTTGTAGGTCTTACCCACATATGAATTGTACCTGTATTAGTATTGAATTGAGAAATACCACCATTAATATTTGTAGTAGTATCTTTATACCAGAATTGGTTTGTACCATTTCCTGCCCAATATTTTTCTTTTTTACTTGCACCTGCATTATATGATGGGTTACCACCTGTAATACTTGCTGCGTTTAAAACACCTGCAGGTCTTACACCTGTGTTATATCCTGCTAAGTCTAACCAGTCTGCCGTTGTTGTACCATCCGTTGATGATGCTTTTCCTGGGTCAACATACATTCTTAATCCAGAAGATGGAATGTAAGGTTGAGTTGTTGTACCTTTGTTATGTGATACAAGATTATTTGTTAAAAATACATCGGCATTTTCCACATTTAGTGTTACAATTTCTACATCCGATGTTATTGTTTGTATATTAGTTATTTCTATTTCACTACCATCACCATTAACTAATTTATCTCCAGGTAATAAAGTTTCTACATTTTTAAAATGATATTGTTGTATCTCATTATCATAAACATATAATGGGTGAGTACCTGTTGCGTTAATTAAACCATTGTTTATTGAATAGTATCCTTCCGCAAAGTTAAATGTTATGTCTCTAACTACTACATTTTTTGAATCACCTGATAATGTGTTTGACAAGTAAAATCTCCATTCAACTTGGTCACTATCCAATGGTTGAGATTCATCTGGTAAACCGGTTGGTTCCCATGCTTTTATTTCATCACCAACATTTAAATCTTCAATATTTACTTCATTTCCGTTTGCTAAAGTTACTTTAGTACCAAATAATAAACAAAAATCAGGTTGGTTAATTGTATTATAAACATCTACTGCGTATAAAGTTTTTGTAGCTGCAACATTATAGTTAGTTGCATTTAAATTATATCCGTCAGCATATGTCATTGATAGAACAGATTGAGCTTCGGAATAGTTTGATGCTGCAATTGATGCAGGTGTAATTGGAAACGATGGAGACGCACCTAATGTTGCAGTACCTACCGAAAAATTTGCATTATTAAATGATACTGTGTAATTTGCTGCCACACTTCCAACTCTTGCACCATGTAAAGAACCTTGTGTGCCAAACGAAAATGTTGCGGCTTCTTCCGTACTTTCTACAATATATGTGAAAGTCGGTAAATTTCTAGTTATAGAATCAACTGCAAATGCAGTAAAAGCGGCTTGTGTTCCTGCTGCGGCGTTCATTGCATTTAACGAAACTGCTTGTGAAGTTCTTGCCGAACCTTGTGTTGCTCTATATAAGTTACCTAACGATAGATTTGTTCTTGCCATAGTATAAAGTGTTATTCTCCGTTATAAATATCTAAAAGTTTATCTTTCCATTCATCTTTATTAGAAAAGTTTTTAATCATCCAATTTTTAAGTTTTTCAAATTCTCCTTTACGGGTTTCGTAATCGTCTTTACAAATCGTTTCGTAGGTCTCTCTAAACGATATCGCATCAAACGCTTTGTATTTATAATCAAGTGGAACATGCCATTTTTCATGTAATATTGGAAGTTTTCCCCAATCCACTGCTTCAAATATTCCGTATCCGAATGGTTCAAATTCAAAGCAAGAATGAGATATTCCCCAATTAAGTGAGTAGAACCTTTCTTTATATTTGTAATCAAACTTATAAATTTTTGATTTTTCAAATTTGTATCCATATTTCTTTTTATAATATTTGTTAAATGTTTCTGAATTGGTAGAAATATATCCACCCAATCCATCCATATATTCAACATTTTTTCTACCTTCAACTCTTGCTGCGTATCCTAATTCTACTGATGTTGAAAGTTCTTTGTTTTGTATAAATTGATAATTATTTGGAATATGATGTAAGTTTTCCGTTTCATATGGAAAATGATACAATCCTACCCAAACTTTATTTTTAATTTTATTTATTAATTCGTTTTCGTATTCCCAATTTCCGTACCAATGCAAGTATTCATCTTTATCTTGCTGTGCCATTAAAGATACTTTGGTTAAATTATGGAATACAATTGAATCAATCTTTTCCAGGTTTTGATGAATGGCTCTGGTTGGAGTATAATGACCATGTAATATATGTATATGTCTTGCACCTTCTAATATTTCAATAATTTTATCTTCGGATGTTTCCCAGATGTGGTCTATGTCAATTGGAAATTCTTCGTAATTAGATGGTTTGTGTCTATGGAAAAGTAGAAGTGGCTTGACTTTTAAATCAGGTGCCACTTCTTTTATCCAATTAGTTACCCATATATCAGCACCGCTATTGAACCAGGGTCCTCCTGCGGTAGTGTAATAAACATCGTACATTAATTATAAACCTTTTGAATATTATTTAGATTTGCAATTATCACATTTACATTCGTAATTATCTAAATCCATTCTTAATTTTTCTATTTGTTGTTGTTGTTCTTTGATTGCTTCTACTAATAGACCCATCATTTTTGAATAGTCTAATGCTAAGAAACCATCGTCTCTTGTTTTAACCACTTCTGGTAAAACTTCTTGTACTTCTTGTGCTATCAAACCTGTTTTAGGAGTTGATTTTGTTACTTCATT